TTCATCTACTATAATAGTAAGATTGGGTTTTGTTTTAATCTCCTCTGTTTTTGTATTAATATATTTATTATAATTAATTTGTTCATTATATTTAATTATATAGTCTTCTAATTCAATATTATTATTATTATCATCAATATATTCAATAATAAAATCTTCAAGAATACCATTTTTTATTACATGTTTATTTTTTTTAGTTTTGTGTGTTTGATTTGGTAGCCTTAATGTAAATATAGTATCTTCTTCTTGTGGATAAATAGAAAAATCAAGTTCTTCTAATCCTTTCTTTCTAAAACTACTAAAAGTTTCATTATAATATTGAAAAAAAGATTTAATATTATATGGGGTTGTAATTATAGAAGGTATAATAAGATGATAAGACGCCCCTTTTTCATTAGTTGAAAAAGTATAAGATATTTTTGTACGATCAATATTTAATAAACTACACAAAATAGAACAAAATTCATTAAATCTTGGTTCTGTTGTTCTGTCTAGATCAATGTAAAATTTACATTTTTTATTTGCTTTTAATAAAATATGATACCCTTTATCATTTTGTAATTCTTCAATAATTTTATCAATAGTACCTTTAAAATGTCTGTCATTAGATTCATTATATTTAAAAAATGATTTTTCATTTTTATAATTTGAAAGTTGAAATATAATAAATTCCGTCATATATTAGTATATAAAAATAATTGTTTAAATAGATTTTTCAATATATAATATATTATATTGAAAAATTATTAAATTAAAATGGGTTCAGTGGTTGTTTCATTTTTCTTTTTTTGATAATATAATTTTACTTTATTATTTTGTTTTAATAGAAATTCAGGATCATCTTTTTTAGAGTTATAGTATCTTCTAGATGCTAAGCGTCGTTTTTCTAATCCTTTTTCAGATTTATTATATTTATCTTGATACTTTTTCATATTCTCTAATGCCTTAATAGCCTTTTGAATGTCAATATTAATTAATTCACTCATATAATATATAAGAAATTAAATGTTTAAATAGTTTTTAAATTTAAAATGAAACCCTAATATTTTTTTCTATTCTTAATGGTTCAATAATCTTAAAATTTGTATTATTAGTATTATAAAAAAACATTTTTTTTCTATATACTTGTTGATAATGTATTAATTTATTTCTATTTTTGATATAATAAACATTTCTAAAATATTCTTTCTGTTTCTCATTTATTTCTAATTTTTTATTATAATATCTTTGTAATGATTTAGATCTATTCTCAATATCTATCATATAATAGTTTAGTATAGTTAAATTTTTAAATCAAGAATTTAAATAAATTATAGTAAATGTTTATTAAGACGATGACGACGCCCCCCGCTAGTAGAACCGCCAGAAATACCCGCACCCATACCACCGCCAGAAATACCAGAACCTTCCATCATATTAGCAAGTTGTGGATGTTTTTGTATCGCGTGATATTTTAACATTTTTTTAATTGCACCAAAACCAGAACTATTTAAACGCCCACCCACTAATCTTTGATGAGTATTATAATCTAAAGATGCTTCACCCTCTTTTGCTTTTAATACCGTAGCTTTATCTAAGATACCAGTGTAGATAATAGATGTGCCCTGCATAGTTACAAAAATTCCGTCATTTTTTGTGATGATACAAATTTCAGGCGTGATAGGTACCCCATAATTATTTTTAACCCTGATGTTAAATTGAAAACTGTACTGACCTAAGGACCCGCATGAAAGCATTGAATCAAGACTTAGGTCTAATGCGGGATTGATAACGAGTAAACTACCAGTAGGTACGGCTGTGCTATTTGGTTCACCATTATCAAAATTGTTATTATATCCTTGCCATTCATAGTAAGATTGTGCGGATCCATTACGGAAACTAATATTATATAAATCTTGTTGGGTTGCACTTGCAAGAAGCCCCGATTGACTATTTAGATTGATTGAGATGTTTTCAATTGTCAAAAATGATGATGTATTATAAGGGGTTTGAGAAGACATTGGAATCCTAACCGAAATTAAAACAAGCCCAGGTATTTGGTTCAGCTGGAGGTTCTGAGAAGTTAATGTTGCAGTTGCTCCTGATGCTAATGCATCATTATTAGTAAAAGTCGTTAAAAATCTTGGATAATCTGAATACGGTACGATGCATTTGCTCGAGACTTTTGCATATTGTAAACTTGTTAAAGTTTGGAAGTTGAATAACAATCTAGCATTTTGAAATGCTGGAAAACTTACATTTCCTTGATTATAACCGAGAGAAACCGCCCCAGCATTTCCATTATTAGCTAAATAATTATTAGCAGTACCAAATAAACGTTTCCCCGTTGAGTCTACGTTACAAACAATTGACATATTGTTAATTCCTATTAATCCTGATCCAGATTGTGAAGACATAGGCATACAGTTAGTAAATGGTGATAATGCTAAAAATGGTTCAGTACATGTAAACTGTAAACCAATCGCCCATGTATCATCAAGATCAGTTGATATAATTGAATCATCAACACCCCCACCTTCTATATTGTGTACAACACCTAATAAAGTAACTGGAAAACTTCCACGGGGTTGAAAATCATTATCATATCCGTTGTTGTTAAGACTTGATAGAATATTATTATTAGAATTTGCTATTGGTCCTACGGTATTTACCGCTTGGTTAAATTGTCCCCATTGACAGTCTGGAAGTGATGGCGTCATACTGTTATATCTTGCTAATTTTCTATTATCATTCATTCTTAAAATCATTGGTAATATATCTTGAATATTTACCGATGTACTTGCATTATTTATAGTTGCTTGCATCGTAGTAAATAACGAAGTTAAGGGGAACGCACTGAGTGCCTCAGTCAGCCCCCAGTTAATTGAGTTTTCGCCAATAGGTACGTTGGTCAAATTAATTGTGAAGTTAACCGTCGCAGACATTAATAAATGTCTATCAATAACAATATTTTCTGATGGCACTTGCACGTTCCATACAATTTGTGATGAACTTGCTGAAATGGCTTGAAATTGAGTATAGGTAGAGTATTGCGGACCACTTAAGACACCAAACACTTCTTCATCAGTTAAATCAGAGATTGTTGTACTTTCAATTAATGCAGTTTTAAAATCTGGTTTTGACATTATATATATATATAAAATATTTTATTTATTTTATATATTTATATTTTTTAAAGATTTTTTATAATTCTAATTCGTTTATAATATTTTTTAAACTTTTTATATATTTATTTTGTATTACCATATGAGTCTTTTTTACTAAATAATATTTTAATTGTCGCAGTTGATCCAGATGATAAATAAAATGGATTTAGTTGCCCTAATCTATCTTTCCAATATACTTGTAGGTCAAATGTTGTAAGCGGACGCTTACCCATTAATTGAATCCATTTATATTGTGCACTAGGTTGATAGACAAGATTAGGGCGATACGTACCATCATCAGAAATAAAATCAGTAATTAATTGATTAACTAAACTATTATTTCCATTGCCTCCAAAAACCGAAGAACCATTAAAAACAATTGGTGTACTTACTTGATTACTTACTATAGGTAAAGTAGTAGATGTAAAAACAATAGATGTTATAGGCGTCCACAATGCTATTGTACTACATTCTTGAAATACTTGGATTGCATCGTATTCTGGATTAAATGGCGGGTATTGTATGATGTTAGAACTACTAAATGAATTAGTAATAATTTGAGCATTAAAATCACCAGTACCAGATGATATAATAACTGGAAATGATGAAAACAATTGAGCTAGTGGAGTGTTAAAAAATATTTTAATATAATTTGATGCTATTGTAGAATATCCCAATACATCACAATTTAAAATGGCTGTATTATTAGATGTATCCCAACTAAGCACAGGGTAATAATCAGTAGGTAAAACTAAACCCGCATCAACTACTAATGAATTGAGTTGATTAAAACATGTTATAAATGCTTCATTAATTAAATAAATAAAATATTGATAATTATAAACATTGTAATAATTACCACCATTATATTGTATACCATTAATTGATGGAGGTGGTGGTAATGGCGCCACTTTAGACTGTGGTATAAAAATTATTGGAGATGTTGATGTAAATACTTGTAAAGGATTAATAGGATTTACCCATTGTAATGAAACTTTATAAATAGTTAAATTTATATTAGGTTGGTTTAATTCAATAGTAGGAATAAAAACAGGTAAATTAGGAGTATCTAAACTAAATCTAATAATACTCATATAATACTCATCAGCATCATATAAAAAAGGAACATTACGAGTTTCTATAAAGTTTAATACAGGCGGAGCTAATCCATTATTTTCAAGATTTGTCAATTGAATATCATAATATAATTTTTCTGGTGTATTATTTTGATTCATTTTAATATATTAATATAAAAGATATTTTATTTTAAAAATTTAAATTAATTATATTAAATTAAATTATATATTCTATATATATATACAATGTCAACAGCGTCTACAGTAGGCTTACCATATGATAATATTACTATTTTAAATTTTGAAACACCAATTACACCAATTGTATCAGATACTACTTTTAATTTTGTATTTCTTGATCAACGCCCAATACTATCGGGTAATTATTTAGCATCATTATACATTGAAATTTTTCAAGAAGGAAATGATACTGAATTAGGGACGATAACAACCCAACTCTTTGGTCAAGGTCTAACTAATTCATTCCCAGTTACATCTAATTATATAGGTACTGGTATCATTGAAATGAATGGTATACCGTTAAAAATACAAAATACTCAAGTTATAACAATAGCAGGACCTATAAATATAGGTCTAGCGGGTAATATTTTATTTCAAGAAACGCCACCTACAGCATCTGGTATTTTATTATTAAAACCAATTTAAATTTATTTAAATTTATTTTAATTTAATTTATTATATTTATATATATATATATATAATGTCATCAGCGTCTACCGTAGGCTTACCATTTTTAAAAAGTACTTTTACAGCCCCAGCATTTACAGCAGGGGCTGATTTTAATTATATCTTATCTAATGATTTTATTATACCAGTAGGGAATTATTTAGCATGGGTATATTTAGAAATTCAAGGAAATATAGATACAGATTTAGGACCAGTTATAACATTAATAAATAATGGCACCCCTTATACATTTACATTTAATCAATCAGGGTCAACAATTAATAATGCTGGCATAACATTTCAAAATTCACAATTTATTTCAATTACAACAACACAACCTTCATTAAATTTAGTAGGAGCTGTAGGATTTACTAATACACGCCCAACTATAACAGGTACAATTATTTTTTATTCAATTTAAATAATTATTATATTAAAAAAAATATTATATAGATTATTATTTTTATTTTTTAGATTTTTATTTTTATTTTTTAGATTTTTATTTATATATTTTAGATTTTTATTATTAGATTTTTACAAGTAATAATAAAAATAGATAAATTAGATTATTAAATGTAATAATTTTAAAATTATTACATCATACTTACATCTAATTTACTGAAATAATCTAGATGTAATATAAATATATGCATTATTAGATATTTTTAGATATTTAATATTAAAAATCTAAATAAATCTATTCTATTATAGTAAGATATTTTATAGGAATATAAATGTGATTCTTCATATCATATTTTTCTTGTGCTCTACTAAATTGTTTTACTTCAAATGTATTAAATAATGTTTCATCGTATTCAATATAAGTTAATTTATCAGTAAATTTAAATAATAGTATTAATGGTTTACTCTTATCTATTTTATTTAATGTAATCATTGTTGTGTTGTATTTGTTTAGGTCATTGGTTCTAGACTTCAATTCGTAATTATATTTTTCATCAGAATAATCATATTTAGCATATTGATCAGTATGTTCAATAATTTCTCTATTAAAATATTCTTTGATGATAGGTAATATAATTTTTTGTTGTTTCAATCCGAATTGATAGCTTACATCGTAATGAACCATTTTATTAATCTAGTATATCAATTATCTTTTAAATAGAAATCTAAATTAATCTAATTAGTTTAAATTAAATAAATATAATCTATTGTAATATTATAATGACAAGTAATTTAGATAGATTAAGAGAATTAAAAAAAGAGGATGCATATAATAAAATGAAAACTAAATTATCAACAATGATATCAGATGAGGATTTTAATAAATATTTTATTGATGCTCCCCAAAAATTATTAAAATACTCACAATTAGAAAATATAAATGATATTAATGAATTATTACCAGAAGAAAAGGATTATAGAATAATATTGACAGAGAATCAAAAAAATAGTGGTCATTGGTGTTGTATAACAAGAGATAATGATATATATACTTGGTTTGATTCATATGGAGAAAAGCCAGACGGAGAATTAAAATATATTTCAGCTGTAATGAATAAGATATTAGGACAAGATAAAAAACATCTTAGTAGAATATTAAAAACAATTAGAGAACCAAGACAAATATTATATAATGAAACTAAATACCAAAAATTAAAAGACGGTATAAATACATGTGGACGTTGGTGTATATGTTTTTTATTATTACATCACATTGGGTATGATTTAGCGGAGTTTAAAAACTTCATTAAATTAAATAGTAAGAAATTTAATAATATGCCATATGATATTTTAATTTGTGAATTTTTTTAATATGATAAATATATTTTTATTTTTTATTATTTGTTCTATTATAAATTTTAATATTATTTTTATTTAATTGTATTATTTATAATTGAAAACCTAAATTAAATTCTTGAGTTCCTATAGATGTCATTATTGCTAATTTTTGCATTATAAACTCTACGGAATTTACAACAGACGATGAATTACTTTGTATACTAATCGCTAATATTTGTTCAGTTGGTAAATATTCCCCTCGTGGATTGTTTACAGAACTTTCTTGCATTGCAACTAATGATGAAGCGTAATGTGAAGGATCTGGACAAGTTCCAGAAACATTTTCAAAAAATGTATAACTTGTATTTGCTGTAGGTTGTATAGATTGATCTAAAATATAAGTCATTGATGAGTGAAACCATGGGGCGAAATCATTGACTCCTGTAGGCTTAGTATATATCACGATGAAAGGGGTGTTATCATTTGATGTAGTACCGCAATTAAATAAACGTAAATACAGCCCTAAAATATCCCCAACAGTTTGGTTTGTATCTGGCGAAAAGTACCAATTTATTTTATAACCTAATACAGTATTTTTAAAAAACCAACCGAATTGTCCAAAAGTATTTGATGAAGATAATGGAACCGCTGAGGGTTGGCGTCCATCTGCGTAAATTGGCGGGGCGGGGTAAACATTTAATACATTAGTTTGTTTAATTTGTAGTTTTTCTATTTCTGTTAATACTGAATATGTACTATTAAAAACTAAATCAGTAGCGGTTAACCTAGCATTATTAGTAGGATTAGAAACAGATAAAAAAGTAGATTGAACAGAAGAAAATGCTGAAGTTAAATCATTACCAACTTGTAGACGTTGTGATGTTAATGAACCAACATCTGATGATGATAATGTACGTATAACTATACTATTTGATTGTAATGTATTTTCTGTGGCTTGTGCACTATTACGAACAGTTATTATATTATTAACCATATCCACATTTAGCTGATTTGTTAAATTTTTTAATAAAGAATTAAGAAACACCGCATCTCTAGTAATATTAAATAATAATTGGGGTTGTTGGGTGCTGTTGCAATTCCAAAACTGATGACCTCCACTCTTATCATTACTACAATTTAAAAATTTAAGAGAATTTGTATCAGAGTCAGTAAAGTGATAATGTCCTTGGGCTGATGTTGTTGATGCAGGAAATGAAGATAAAACAGTACTATTATTTAAATTAGACCCAAATGCGTTATTGAGTACTAAATTTTGATTAGATTGATAAGTTGGGACCGACATATATATATTAATTTATATATTTTTTTTTTAATTAGTATATAAATTAATATTACAATATAAATGTTATACATCAAAGATTTATATTAATTCATTGCAAGTATAGAAATTGTACATGTTTCAGAACCTATTACTGCTGTAGTAATATTTTTATAATATAAAAGTACTAGTGTATTTGATCCCTGTACTTTATCAAAACGACAAGTTAAAGTAAAAAAAAATTTATCTGGTGTTTGTCCGCAACTTTGAAAATAAGCAACATATGAACTATTAGCGGAGCCTATCCAATTTGTTAATGGTATATCGTAAAATACACTATTTTCATTAGGGTTTAATAACCCTTGTGTATTTGCTGTAAATGTATAACTAAATATATTAGTAGATAATAAATAATTATTTAAACCTAAAAAAGTATTATTATAATCTGTAATAGTGTAATAATCTGTTAATCCTCCATTTGCTACGTAATTATTTGCAAGATCTACAGAATTTGTATAATTTGCATCTAAATAATTAGTAGTTTCTGTAGTGGTTGAATAATTGGCTATAGTTGCATTTGATACAATATTTGTATTTAAATCTGTATTATTTGTATAATTTGCATCTATATAATCATTAGTTTCAGTTTTTGTTGAATAATCTGTTAATCCGCCATTTGCTACGTAATCATTAGCAAGATCTACAGAATTTGTATAATTTGCATTTAAATAATTAGTAGTTTGTATTGTGGTTGAATAATTGGCTATAGTTGCATTTGATACAAAATTTGTATTTAAATCTGTATTATTTGTATAATTTGCTTCTATATAATCATTAGTTTCTGTTTCTGTTGAATAGTTCCCTATATCTGTATCAGGTGGTAAATTTAAATCAAGCCATTCAATAGTTGCGGTTGTTTCATTTTCAATTAATAATTCATTAGGCGTATTACATTCTAATATTACACGGGTTCCAGATGGACCAATTACAATATCTGTATAATTACCATCAATACCGTATTCACTACTGTATCCGCTTCCGCCTCCTTGCTCTTGTAATAATTGCGCTACACTTGCTACTGACATTTATTATATATATATTAAATACATATATAATAAATTTATATTAAATAAAAATTAATTCATTGCGAGAATTGTGCAAAAACAATTTTTTGAACTTACTGTTCCGCTTGTTATATTTTGATAATTTACATTTACTAATGTCCCAGTTGTTTCAACAAGATTATAACGACAAGTTATTGTATAAAAAGATACTGGAGTTTTAAAAACTGCTATATATGACGAGTTTGGTGATCCAAACCAATTTTCTAATAGTATATCAAAAGTTGCATATTGATCAGGATTTAATGATACAGATGAACCTTGAAAAGTTTTTGATACTATCCGCGATTGTGTAAAATAATTATTTATACTTAAAAAATTTGAAGTATACTGAGCGGTTGTATAATAATTAGTTGTCAAATTTGTATTAGTAGTATAATCTTTATTAAGATCTGTAGTATTTGTATAAAGAGCTGTAATATAATCTGTAGTTTCTGTAGTAGTTGAATAACTGTCTAAAGTTGTATTTGATACAAAATCTGTGTTTAAATCTGTATTATTTGTATAATTATCTGTTAAATATTGGTTTGTATCTGTTTTATTTGTATAATCTGCTAATCCTCCAACCGCTACGTAATCATTTGCAAGATCTACAGATTTTGTATAATTTGTATCTAAATAATCAGTAGTTTCTGTAGTAGTTGAATAATTGGCTATAGTTGCATTTGATACAAAATTTGTATTTAAATCTGTATTATTTGTATAATTTGTATCTAAATAATCAGTAGTTT